GCAGAGTCTTTGCGCCAAGTCACCCTGGCCGGCAATGACCTAACCGTTTATGAATTTATGCTGCGTTTTAAGGAGCTCCCTTACAATGTCCTGCGCGGAGCTCCTTCTTCTTTGCTCTAAAACCCTTTTTCATCGAGTTCCCGCTTGTACTCCCTAGCCATAGATTCGGCTTCAACACATGCAAGCGCCGCCTCAAGCCAAATCTTCGGCTGCTTTAGAAGTTCCCAAGGGGTTGTGTTGGCGTACTTGGCCGCCTGGAAAATCGCGTAGTAGGGAGGAGGGTCAACACCCTCTCCGACGATGAACCAGGCTAGGCGGCTTTTTCCTCATCAGACGCCCCTAGAGCCGCATCGTTCATGCAAGCGCGAACCATACGCCCGATGAAGCTCATCGGGATAAGCTTCATGTTCTCAACCGTAATGGGAAGCTCCTTGCCCTTCTCATCGGTGATATCCCAGGACTCGATCAGCTCACACGCCTTCTCAAGAAGCGCGTCCGTTGCAGCGTTCCCAGAGAGAGCGTTTTGTAGCTCGTCGATCCACGGGGCGGTCGTCACCCCCAGGTGATAGGTGAGCTTTACATCCTCTCCGAGCATTTTTATCGAAGTTTCAGGGGTGGCTTTCTCGAACTTGCTTATACAAAACGACATTGTTGGGTTGCTCCTTTCGAAAAGCGGTAAACTGAAAGCACGCCTGGTGCTGGCGAGAGCGCTAGTGTCTTTGAAAGAAGGAGCTGCGGTTTTCTGCTTTGCCGCAGCTCCTTCTTTTGCTTTGAGGAGCGGTGTTTAGAGAGCAGCAGCCGTGTTGACGACCTTCGCGGCCGTCGCCTTTCCCCAGGTGCCGTCGTGCTCGGCGGCGAGCTTAACCTTGCAGATCCTCGCCGATCCCTCGTTACCGAATTGCTCGGCGGCAGAGACCTGGCAGGCTACATCCCACTGAATCAGGTAGTTAACTCCGGGGGAGATCTGACCGCCTTGAGCCTCGAAACGCACGAATACACGCTGCTTATTGGTTTCGTAAGACTGGATCTGATCGAAGTCCGAATCGTCAGCGAGCGTGAGGTCTATCTCGAACTTCGGCACGCGCGTGAGGTACTGAAGGAAAGAGCCTACGCTTCTGTCGTGTATCCAGGCAATATCTACACGATCCTTGAACTGCAATCCAATGTCAAAGTTCGAGGCCATCTTCGTAGTCCCAAGAGCAGCCGAAGAAGAGTCCATATACACGTCAACTTCTTGGGTTGAAACGGGAACCAGCGTTACCTCACTAACACCGGAGGTTGTTAGTGAGCCGGGAGAAGATAGAGAGCGTCCAAGGAACGTTCCCGAGATCGAAGCATCGCCGCTTCTCTTCGAGGTAACCGAGAAGTCTTTCAAAGAACAGTAGATCGCCTTGCGCACTCGGGAGAGCGCCTGATCACCCTGCTCGAAGGTGTAGGTTTGCAAGGTGTCATTCTGCTCGGAAGAGATATCGAAGCTCCAGGAGTAAGCACCAGAGACATCCGAGCCAACTTCTTTCCAGGTTACCCCGCTATCGACGACCGTTGCGCCGGCACTGGTCGGGAAAGTTGGCTGAGAAGAGCCCGAGGTGCCCGAATTCTGAGCCTGATAGAGATGCGCGTTGGAGACAGTGGGCCTAACGTAATCACCCGAGGTATAGACGTGCGAAGCCTGCCATGTGCTCCCAACCACCACAGCGGAAGGCGTTGTCTGGCGCATGAGCGAGGAAAGCCAGTAGTGAGCTTCGCTGTAGGCGAGGATCCCGGTAAGCTTCGCCTGGCTCCAGGACTGGTTTAAGACATGGGCGCTACTGAACTTGAGGCCCATGGGCGTAAACTCTTTGATCTTCTTTTGGGGGTCAAAGTCGATCGAGGCGGAGCGAAGCTTCTTCGTGATCGTAGCTTGCGTTCCGGGCGGAGACTCGACGCCAAGCTGGGTAATTTGGTTGGCGGATGCACCGATAGTCATATGAGATTCTCCTTTCGAGCATGCGAAAGGGCCCCCAAGCGTCACCCGGGAGCCGCTTGCTTATGGGTGTTGTTGGGGAATTAGGCGGCCTGGCTTATGATCTTGTAGAGCCCACCGCGAGAGCGAAAAACTTGCTGGGTTTCCTTGATTACCGTAGGCGATCCCCTAAGCTCGCTCTCACGTCTGCAGGAGACGATGGTTCCTGTATTGGGAGAGCCAACCGCGACATGCACCTGACCGTAGAGTGCGTTTTCGAGCTGGTTAGAGAGCTGCCTAATCTGGGTTGCCCCAGGTCCTTCGGTTACTACGTTGATCGACCATATTTCTTCGGCCCAGGCCCGGTTCGGCCCGTTCATCCAGAGATCGCTAGAGCGGTTCAGGGAGATGATCACGTAGGGAGCTGCCTGCCCATCGGGGGCGAGATCCTCGAATATTGGGAGAGAGAGCTGAGTTCCGAGATAGGAGATAAGCCACTGTGCTGCGATGTTGCCTTCAGCGATCATTGGGCTAGCACCTCCCCTCCGTGCTCCTCTACATAGGCTCGCCCAAGCTCATAGGCTGGTCCAAGGTAAGGCTGTGGCGGAATCGTGTAGGGCTCCTTCTTGGGCTGGCCTTGCTTTGGGCCAACAGGGTGAACGGTGCCCATTTCTACGTAGGTTGCGTAGTCAACCCCCTGTGCCAGGTCGCCAGCGATCACCGCTACGCTTAGCTCTTCGACCTCTTCTGAGCGGATCGTCTCGTAGAGGTGCGTGCCTTCCTGCTTTGTTTCGTCAACTGGGCAGTTGTGGATTGCGGCTTCTTCGGTAGTAGTGGCAGCATCATGCAAGATCTTCATTACACGCTCTGTGAGCTCGGCTTCTAGCTGATCAAGCCCTTCGGTGCTCGTTTCGATAGGCATTAGCGCTCTACCACCGAGTAGATGGTTGCTATCCCCATCTCGCCCGGATCTTCTGTTTGAAGGATCTCAAAGACACGGCTACCTACCTGAAGGCGATCCTGAACAGAAGCTTGCGGAGGACCGTCGGCGATGATCTGATGCGTAGCCGGAAAACGTAGCTCTTCAGCAGCAACTATCTCGCCAGTTCGGGAGGAGACTAAAACGGCCTGGAAGGTAACGCTGTTAGAAACCCACCCGCCGGAGCTTGTCCAGCCACCATCAGCATCAGCGGTGTTGGCTCCCTTAACGAGCACGCTAACCGTTTGATAGAGTTTCTGATAGGGAAGATAGCCGGTGATCATTTAGTACCAGCTCCCAGGCCCACCGGAGAAGCTCGTCGAGTAGTCCATCATTCCACGATAGAAGGTAGGACCACACGCAGGATCGGGAAGACCTCCGGCTACGGGAGACTCAAGCGGGCTCTCTTCCTGCTCGGCCCACGCCTTGAAGCGTGCGGCCATATCGGCGTAGCTCTTGGCACGGGTTGCGAGATCCACCTTGAGGTTGCCGGCGGTAAAGCTGGCTTCCCTGGAGAGACGTGTAGCAATGGCATGTGCCGCCATCGAGGTTGCTCGGTAGAAACTGCCTGTCTGAGAAAGACAGAACTCGATCTCCTCATCTTCAAGGAGCGGCTCTGTCGAATCGGTATCACCGATCTCAAAGCGCACCCGGTCGAGGCCGTTTTGTGAGAGGTTCGCTATGGTGTAAGAGAAGGACATCTAGTCCTCCTTTAGCCGTCTTGGTTCGCTTGGGCTTGGGGCGGTTTACCGGGATGCTCTTCAACGAGTCCCAGCTCGACAAGAAAATCTTTACGATAAGTGTTCTTGGGAATCACATCGCCTGGGTAATAGTGCTTGTCGCCGATCTTGACACGTTCCCCCTTCTTTACTGCGTGGTAAGGCATAAGGCTCCTTTGATAGTGGGGCGACCCCAAAAGCCGCCCCAGTCGATTACTTGACTAGTGGAGTGTGTTAAGTAATGCGGTGATTGCTCCTCAAGGTGTCAAGTTTTAGCTAGCTAAAGCCGAGCCAACCGCACCGCTTATGAAGGTGCCAAGGTCAGGAGCCACAACACCGAAGCCGTAGCCCATGCGGCTAGCGAACTTCTCGAAGAACGCGCCACCGTAGCTATCGGTGGAGCGCATAATCGGAGCGGTAGAAGTGCCAGCACCCGGCAGCCTACTCCAAACAAAGGTAAGGCCGGCGGTTGGGGTCATGAGCCCCGGATTGGGATCAACGTAGCCGATCCACGCACTGGTTGCATCGGCGAGGAAGCTCATCGACACGTTATCCGTAGTCGAGGTGACCCCGAGGCCCGTGGTGCCCGGAGCCTTCTCCACAGCCGTGTTGTAGACGCTTCTCGTTACGAGTACCCGATCAAGCTCGAACATACGAGCGAGCATATCCGTGGTGATCGCATCAGGATTCGTGTACTGCCAGCGCTGAACGAGCGAGGGGTTGGTTTTAAGCGCCCGAAAAGCCCCGCGTCCCAAAACCAGCGTGTTAGGCTCGAAGCCGGTAGCAAGCGCCATCTTGATTTTGAGATGCTCTATGTCATCGAGCGGCGTAGAGGCCGACTGATCCCACTGCACTATCTGGGAGCTGCTTGGGCTCGAGGTAACGCCGGTGATATCCGTGCTCCAGATGCCCGTGCCGAAATAGGCGGAGGCCCAGAGCCTATCTTGGTGGATTAGCTGCTGCTGGGAGAGCCACTCGATCTTTGACCGCTCGGGATCATAGGGAGGAGTAGCGTTCGCGCGCTCTGTGGAGTCAAGGCCCGTTGCGATCGTCCACTCATCACAGTGGTAAGGAAGGCTATCGATCTCGAAGCCAGCCATCGGAGGCTCGCCGAAGAGCTCACGACGCTGTACCTCATCGCGGTAGAAGTAGCCCTTCGGGAACCTCATGTAGATCCCGTTCTGGTAATCAACCGGGAAGGGCCTGAAAAGCTGGGGTGCTATGTAGTTTTGCTGCTGCTGAATGTAGGCAACAGAGAGGTTTGAGAGGAGTAAATCGTAATGGCCTTGAGAGGGAGTTGGCTGAGGCATGTGAATGTCTCCTTTTGGGCATGAAAAAGCCCCTCTGGCGAGGGGCTAAAGATGATTAAGGATAGGTTTTAGGAGATTGCTCTAGATCTTGGTGGAAACGATCTCGACCGGAACCAACGTATCCTGGACGCTTGAGCCGTCAAGCGCTATTGCAAGCACGTCCTGAGACGTAATAACGCCCGTCGAAGTATTCGCGGTAGGTGCGGTGCGCACCACCGCCCGGCCGTTAGAGTCCGGAACCAGCTTATCCCCGGGGTTGATTGTTCCAGAAGCGGCCGCCCATTTGGAAAAGCCCCTCATTTGTAGGCTAGCCGTAGAGCCCTGCTTCGGGTTGTCGGTAAGGATGCCCATAGCACCCTGATTCGGCCCCGTAGCCTGATCGATCGTCTTCGAAGAAGTAAGATAGCCGGCGCGGTACTGCTTGGTAGAAAGATCAGAAGCAGCGGGCGCAGCCATTCCATTATGAGTCCAGGTAACAGCCATTTGTATGTAACCTCCGTAGGTAAAAGAAAAGGCCCCCGAGTGGGGACCTCAAACGTTTAGAGAATTAGAAGAAAGTTAGCGCTGGGCAGCCTTCATCTCGCGGTTGTACTGAGCCCTAAGATCCGGGCGCTGCTCCACAGCTTTCGTAAACGCTTGCTCATAAGTAAGCACCGGACTGTTCTTGCGAATCTCCCCTGCTACTACATCAAGCTCTTCAGCAGCACTCGAGGGGGTTACAACCCCACTTTTGCCGAACTCATCGAAGAAGGCGCCCTGAACGACCGCCTCATTAGCAGCAGAAAGCGTCTTCAGGAGCAGCTCGCGAGTTTCAGCGCTCTCAACTTCGAGCAGGGCGTCGGCGACCTTCTCAACCTCGGTTGCCACAGAGGCACATTCACCTCTGACCTTGGAGATCATCTCCTCGCGGCGCTCGGTAGCTTCTTTGTCAGCCAGGCGCTTCTCGAGGTCGGCGATCTTCTGGATTACCTCGGGAGAGGCGCCTTTGAGAATCTCATCCTTTGGCTCTTCCTCGCCCCGAAGCTTCTTAACCTCTGCCTCAAGCTCTGCTATGCGCTGATCCTTGTCCATTTTGTCCATCTCACTTTCTTCGTCGGATTCATCTTCTTGGTCTTGCGGTTTCTTGCCGGATGTGTCTTCGCCACCTTGCTCCTCGTCTGAGCCTTCCTCATCGCCCCCACTTGCAGCTTTGCCAATCCCGGAGAGAAGATCGGCAAGCTCTCCGAGAGTCATAGAGGGACAGAGAATCGGAGCGGCTGGCATGGCTTCGGCGCTTTCCTCTTCGGGGCTTTCCTCTTCTTCTGAGTCTGTGCCGTTCATCAGATCCCGCATGTCTTCAGCGAGGTCATCATCGTCATCAATAAAAACGAGCGTGTCCTTCTCGACCCGCAAGAGTTTTGCTACAGCACTCGCCAGACGCCGGACGGTACCGACCTCATCGCGTTTCAGCACATCCGGTACCTCCTTGTTGGGGTTAACTCGCTTGTAGGCAGCGGCGACCTTCCGCTTTACCGCGGGCAAGTCGTCGGAGGGGATTTCGACCTTGTTTCCGCGAAAGCCCTTGCCAAGGGCAGCAATGGCCCGGCCGACCTGAGCCGGGGTTTCCTTAGCTTCGGGAGACTCCCACAAGCGCAACTTCCAATCGCTTGGCTGATCTGATGGCGTATAGGCGTAGGCCGATTTGGGAAACGACTGCCCGTTTTCGGTCTTCATCGGGGCGGCCTTCTCGGTAGGTTCATCACCATCCTCATCAGAGTGGCCCGTAGAATTCATGTGCCCTCGCAAGCTTTCCTCGCTGTCGAAGCTACTATCGCAGCCGGGACAGGCATAGGAATCGCGCTTGTAGAAGGTAATGTGAGCTTCCGGACAATCTCCCTTATCGACAAGACTTACCTCTTCGAGCGTGAGATCGTAGAGCTCCTCAGGGAGCCTGGAATCTGGCATGTTTTTCTCCTTTTGCTTAAGCTGCGAGAGCAGGGCGCTTTTTGCCGCTACCCCCAATCGAGAACATGGCGAGACGCCCAGACTTCACGCCCTCCCAGGCATCATCATCCTCTACTTTGAAGCCAACCCACCAACCTTGGGGTGCGCCCGATATTCCCATCTGCTCGATCTTTTCGGGGGTAAAGACGACGCTCTCTACAAGCTTGGCAACATTCCGCCTGTGCATCTCGCCCCCGGTCCGGCTCGTGAGAACGAAAGGATACGCCGCCTTCTCAACCTCATGGATCGGAGCATTCTGTTTTGAGATGTCATTTACGAAGTTACCGGAAGAATCTCGATCTATGTAAGCCCAGCCGAATACCAGGCGCTCTTCATCATCAACCTTTGCAACCTCGCCGGTTGCTACGAAATCTGGCATGATTGCTCCTTTGAGGGATTAAAAAGAGACAGGTGGAAGAAGGATCAGCCTACGTTTATGGCGCGTGATACCACCATTCGTAGGTAGTCCTGTTGAGACGCCTAGTACCAAATTTCAACCAGGCCGGAAGCACCCCGGGGCCAATGATTTTCGGCTAGAATTTGGGTCAGTGAGTGAGAGTTTTGCAAGTACATGGCTAGTTGATGAACTAAACAGTCGTCTTCTTCAGGGCTGCACCTGTAAACCCGACGAATGCCCGATTCATAGCTCTATTCACTTACCAGATGGCAAGAAAGCCATAGTTGTTAGTTGGTTTATGGAGTTTGGCCCTTCGGAAACCTTCGCCACAGTGGAGATAGACACTTACGATCCTAGCGAACCGCTCCGAACAGAACGCCTAAAGATAGGCCCTTTGAAGCTCTAGCTAGTGCGCGGGGCCAATAACTTTCAGCTAGAATTCAGCTATGACTTATGAAATGTCAGAAGAGAACCGTCTAGAAATAGTCGGAGAGCTTGACATCTTAGAGGGTGAGCTTCTAAGACTCAAACAGCGTTTAGTTTTTAGTCGTGCCTACCAAAGCGTTTCGGCCGCTGCCCAGGATCTCGCCGTGGCCCAGCATTGCCTTAGAGAAGAAGAGCTTATAGACCGTCAGTGCAAGCAAGCGGTCAAAGAGTCATCGCGCTAAGCTTTACTATCTGTGCTACATCGGCAGTTCAAATGAAGAGGCGGATCACCACTGGGAAACTCCGTTCCCGCAGGCACAGTAGTTCCGTCTAGCGCTTCACACTCAGGACACGGATCGTCTTGGCAAATCCACACTTTCTCAGAGATAAGCCCAAGGCTCGCCCCAAGCCGGTAAATCGCATCCTTGCCAGCATTGAAGGCAGCGGCAAGCTCTGTAGTTGCGATCTGCGCCGCCCTGCTCTGCCTTAGCCTGTTTGCGTACTGGCTGACCACCGCCGGCATAAACGCCTTCTCGATCTTGCGCATTTCTTTGACCTTCGCCCCGTAGCGCACCAGGGCTAAAGCTTCGCGGCTATTAAGACCTATAGCTTGCTCAAGGTACGCGGCGATCTCGTCATGTCCCGGATGTCCAAGAAGCGTAGGCCCCTGGGTTGCAACCATCTGAAGCGCCGATGCCTGCTCGTTAGCCATCCAGCCGGCGAACTGTGCTCCTCGAGCATACACCCAGCGGTTATCTGGCTCTGCCGCTACATCTACGTTCACAGCATTAGTCCCGGCCGTATAAGCGCTCTGCCAGGCATCATAGAAGGTTTCGGCGGCTAGAAGTCGGTAGTCCTGCTCAAAGCCCGCAGCATTGGTAGGGCCCGCTTTCTGCTGGGATCGCCATAGCGAGAGAAGCGCTCGCTCTACCTTTGGCGAAGCACTGTCTACGTGATGATCGAGCGTGTCTAGTAGAGTCCTGCGCCCGGAGCTAGCCATGCGCTCTGGCCCACTCAGCCCATCCCGCTAGCGCTCTCTCCCGCCCCTTCCTGAGCTTCTCAGCCTGGGCTTCTTCGCCAGCGTCCTCCATTGGACTGTCTTCGCTCGCCGGAACCTTCTCACCCGGAGCGGGCTTTACAGACTGAGGCTTCTTGGCGGGAGCCTGGGTATCATCTGGCGCATCTTCCACACGTTCGGGCAGTTCTGCCATGCGCCTTACGTGATTTTCAAGGTTCGGATCTGGCACGATCGTACCGCTACCTACCGCGTACTGAATGAACTCAGCGAAGTCGTGTAGGTCTGGAGTTTCAACCGCAGAGTGAGCAATGGTTGAAAACTCTTCAAGATTGACGAAGCGTGGATTTACCCGCATGAGTAGAGGAACAGCCACAGTATTAAAGACGCCTGCCACCATATCTAGGTAGGTGTCAACAACCGAACCGAAGTTCGAGACCTTATCTCTGTGAAGCTCGTAGTTGCCGTTCGGGCCGTGGCCTAGCACGAGAAAGTCAGCAAGCGAGGTCATGAGAATGCGGGTATCGAGGCGGTGGATTATCTCCTCAACATTGAAGCTACGCTGGCCACCCGTAGAGAGCAGCTCAAACTCCCAGCCGTGGGGCTTTACGATGCCTTCCTGGCTATCACGCCTCACGTTCTGCACAATGTTCATCGCAAGCTGAAGCTGCTGGGCGGCCTGGGGATCGCTGGTATCCCAGATGTTCAAGCCTTCTGGAGGAGTAATCATCGGAAGGCCGGCGAGATCGCGCTCGGCTCCTATCGCCTCCACTTCTTCCAGGCGCTTCTTGAAGTAGTAAGGCTTCCATGCGTTTCTTAAGATCGAGCGACCTTCCGGATTGTGCTTATTAACCTCGGCACGAAACAGAAGAGCCTTGCCCAGAGGGATCGTGTACGCTTGGCCGTACATAAGCTGAGTCATTCCGAGGAGTTCGCGATTGTCGGAGTCATACTCCCACCGCAAGAAGGACTCTTGAGAGCGGATCGGTAGATCTCGCCAGCCGATCAGGCCATCGTTGTACTTGCTTTTCTTCGCAGGATCGCGAGAGTCACCGTTACGCTTCTTGAAGAGCATCTCGTGCAGGCTCCAGCCGTACACAAGGAATGAGAAGATCTCAGAGAGCGTATCGGTCCATGAAGCTTCCATGTCGTGCATGCAGGACTCTAGGAAGTCGGCCGCTTCCTTATCTATTGGCTTCCCTGAAGCGGGATCCACCCGCCACTCGGCCTGGCGCATCATCATCTTCACGGCAGAAAGCATCGCACCGACGATAGGATCGTTGTCCTTCATCTCGGTGTAGATCTTGACGCCGTGCTTGCCTCGAAGCGCTGGCAGCCACTCCTCGTGGATTAGTCCCGAATACTGCTGAAGACCGGTAACCCCGTATTCATTAAGGAGTTGATAGCTGGCAGGATTAAGTTGTTGATTACTAGAGTCTGCCATTAACTCCTCCAGTAGAATATGTGCATGGATACGCTTCATTGGGCAATGCAAAAGCTTTACAAACGAGCGCATCCCTACGAAATCGAAAATGCGGCGGCCCTGCTTGTGTCCTGCAAACCGCTCTGTTCTGATTGTCTTGCAACCAAACGTCGAATGCAGCTTAAAATTCTGCGGCAAGCTTCAGAGTGCAAAGGATACGGCTAGCACATGAATACTACCCAGATTATCTTCAAGTCGGCCTTCTATGTTGGTCAAGTAATGGGACGACGATTTTTAAAAGAACATCCTCGCCATCCGTGCCTTCAAGACCCTGTGTGGCTAGCGGGTTTCCTACACGGCGCTGATCTTCATGAAAAAGAATGCGATGTTCTTAAGAAAATCCTCAAAGGTAAACCGCTCGAGGTACAGCAGCAAATTCTTGCTATGTATCTAAGCGCTGCTAGCAACTAACCTCATTCAACTCTTTCGGTAGAATAGGTGCATGGGTTACCAAAAGATGAACGCGCTAATCGTCATAGTCAAAGAAACCGATGTTGGCTTCATCGAAAACTTTCGAGAGACCATCCTCACCTACTCGCATCTCCCTACGGAATGGCTTTCGCCGCCGATTTGCAAATTTGGCAGCGACTATCTCTACGTGTTTGCGTGTGTAGGTGGCAAGCATCGCTCCCAGGCAAACTTTGAAGAAGTCGCCCAGAAATTCGTAGAGCTTCTAAAAACTAGATGCTGTACTGTTCTTGGTGTGTCCTTTGGCTTTGACAAGGAATGTCCGCACATGACCTACTACACTGGCGGCTTTTCGGAATATGTTAGCGAGCATGGCCTCTTCGACGCTCACCTTGACGGGAACAAGATCTTCGACTCAATCGATCACGGCGGATGGTCGGCGCCAAAACCCTACGAGAAATATCAGCGAAGGATTGAACGCTAGAGAATGTTCTGCAATGCAGACATTGCCTCCTGGCTAGAAGCTCTTAGAACGGAGGTTGAGCATTATGGCTACGATCCCGCTATTCTCATCATAGATCCTGAGGTTTATCGCCGTAAGGTACTATGGGATCAGTGGTGGGAAATGCTACTGTGCTCCAAGCGAAAGGGATACGGCTAGTCATGAAGACCGCTTACCGCTGTTGCTGCGAAGCTGTAATCGTATTCAACGATGCACTTGTAAAGGTATGTCCCCAGTGTGGTCAGCTTTATACTCTTAGAAAATGCCACGAGTTCAAAGAGCCAGTGTATAGGTTAACCCCAATCACGCCTCTCCAGGCTGAACACCTTAAGCGGTATCGCTGCCAGTTACAACCACCAAACAGGCCAGCAAGCTAGCCACATACAGCTTTGTAAATATGGGAAAATAATCAACGTTGATACTCCAATCAATATAAAGGAGATTAGTTGTGCTTGGCTTACTGAAAGGTGCCGCTTATTTTGGTGCGGGGATGGTGTTCACTGGCTGGCTAATGGACCGAATGATTCGACAGTGGAATCGGGGGCAGATGGGGCCCTTTAGGCCGCGCTAGCGCTCCAGTACTGGAGCGTTCTCGTTTCTAACTTCATAGCTCTCGATCTTCGAGCTATGAAGCTTTCGCTAATTCTAGGGCGTGTTCTATGCGCCTCTGGGCGATCTCTGCGTACTCCTGTTCGGCTTCTATTCCTATGAAGTCGTAGCCAAGCTCTACTGCTGCAACTCCGGTCGAGCCAGAGCCCATGAAGGGATCGAGAACTGCGCCTCCCTCGGGGACATAGGAGCGCACTAGGTCAGCCATTAATTCTTTCGGCTTTTCGTTAGGATGATGTAAGGCGCTCCCGCTCAAGCGACCATGCCGAACTACTGATGTGGGGCGCTTGCCAGGGAGTTGATACTTCCCGCGAGAGGCTAGCCAGATCGTGTCATGGCGTGGAGCTGGAGCTCCACGCAGGTTGCCCATTCCGTGATGTTCACGGTCCCAGATTATCTGGGAAATCACCGTAAGCCCGGCCCAGCTCATTGCGAGCCTAAACGCTTCCGCTGTATCCCAGCGACAAAAGCACAAAACGCAACCACCGTCTTTAAGCAACCTGACCGCTTCTAGAAGCCACCATATGAACGGAGCTCTATCGTTCGCAATCCGGGCAAAACGCTGCGCCTTATCAGTCCGCCAGGCGGACTGATAATCAATGCCGTAGGGAGGATCAGTGACGATGCTATCCACACTACTCTCAGGCATATCCCGCATCGCCTCGATGCAGTCGGCATTGATAATAGAAAAAGCCAAAGGCTAAAAACCTCCAAACGCTGACCAGTAACTTTGTGTTTCCATCTCGACCGGGGCTCCGTAGACGCCCCGCTTAATCACCCTTTGGCACACATAGCGCAAGGCATCGCAAGCGTGATCCTGGCTTTTTAAGGGTTTGTCTTCTCCCCGCTTCGCCGCCGTGGGATCCCAGGAGTAAGTAGCAAGCTCACGGGCAAGGTTCTTGCAGCTAGAGTGGATCTTGAGGCGGCCATCGGCTAAGGCCATGCCCACCGTCTGGATGCCCTCTAGAACCTCGTTATTAGCCTCATAAACAGAGCCGTGGTGATCGTTTCTAAGCTGGAGCAAGAAGCTTGCGGCCGATGGATCTACATCGGTCGAAGCAGGGCGTATTCCCCCCAGCCACGAGCGAAGATCGATCGAGTAATCCTGATCGGTTTTCTGTCTTCCCTCTTCCCGGCTAGCGTGATAGTACTCCCGGATCGCGTACCAGACGCCTTTGTGAAGCCCCAAGAGGATGAAGGCGCAAGGATTAACCGTGCCATAGTCGATTCCAACGGCGTAGCGCTCGAAGCTTGCCGGTAGAATGTCCACCACGTGAACTTCAGGGTCGAACATGTCATAGACAACGCCTTCAGCGAGTACCCACAGCCCTAAAATGTTGCGCTTCGCAAAAAGCCCTGTTGATTCAGCCTCAAGGTCTCTAACGTAGTCCTCGTCGAGGTTCGGGTTGTCTCTTAGCTGGAAGTGATAGCTCTTGAGGTTTAGCTCATGCTCGCGATCAAGGTATTTCGCTTTAAGGTAATGATAGGGACCTGCGGGATTGGTGGTGCCAAAAAACTTCGCTCCTCCCACACTAAGGCGTGCTCTTAGCTGGTTGAAGAAGTCCTCGGGCCAGAGCGTAAGCTCATCTCCGTAAGCGCCAGCGAGCGTAGCACCCCGAATCTTGCCTTCCGATGCCTGGTTGTATGCGCTTCGGAACTTGATCTTGCGCCCGAAGAGCATTGCCTCGCGACTGCCGCGCTTATACTGAAACTCTGCGGCTCCGATCATCTGCTCGATCGGATCAAAGATGTTGCCAACAAGCTGATCGATCGTGTGGCCGATCATCATGAGATTGCCCTTTGGGGCATTCTCCACGAAATGAAGCCAGCGAATAATAGAGGAGATGGTCTTGCCGCTTCTTACTGCGCCATGCCAGATATTGAGACGTGCATCGGAGTCGTAGATGCTAAATAGCTGCTTACGAGAGAATGAACCCCATTGGAATCCTTCGCTCATTCATCCTCATCCTCCCGTGGTTCCAAGCCAAGAGAGCGTCCGATCGCTCCCATAAGCCCATCAAGCATTCTGCGCTGCTCCGGCTTCGCGTAGGCGTAGAGCTGATCTACAACCTTTGCCTTTCTGGCAGCGATGGTGTTTAAAGCGTCCTCGAGCTGAGCGATGAGCACGGTAGGATGCTTGGTGGTCGTGATCATATCCACGGCGCCTTTGACGTTGTAGCCCTTGGCGTAAACCTGCTCAACAGTAATGTACTCAGACTCAGAAAGAACAGCGATGCGCTTTAGGATTCGCCGTTCTCGGATGGTGAGAAGAACTAGAGAATCTTTGGCGATCTCGAAGGGATCGAATTCGAGGGCAGCTGCTATGGCGCGCTCTTCCTCGCTCATGCAGTCATAGTGGATGCGCTGGTAGAGCCCATGCTTTAGAGCGTTCGTGTTGCCCTTCGGAGCTCCAGCCCCATCAGCGCCGCCGTGCGCTTTACAGCGCCCTTCCCCCTTGTGAGAGGTTCCCCACCCGGCCACCCGGTTACAAAGAGAGCCCATGCGTGTCTTTGCGCCGCATCTCTGTAAGTCGGCCACGAAACACCTCGTTTAGTGCATGGGGTTGTTTTTGCTTGAAAGGTTTTTAGAAAGGGGATGGGGCTACTTCTCGGCACTAACCGTAATTCTAAGTAAACGTTCACGCCCAAAGGCCGCAAGTTTAACCACTTCCGCAATCTCAGTAGTAGGAACGTCAATCTTTATGCGAGTCGCCCCGTCGCCTCCCACGCTCAAAGCTGATTGTATTTGCGGGATGGTCGCCGAGAACTCCGCTATAACCTTTTCTGACATTGCACTCCCCAAACGCGATTCATAAGCCAGCTACCCGCTAGCCCGATGAAGCCAAGAGCTAACGTAGCCGCATCAATGCACGCACACGCTACAAGCAGCGTCATTACAACTACTATGCCCCATAGCAGCCTGCCCACTTGTCCCAGGCCGTAAATAGCCATCGCAAGAAGCAAGAGCCCTAGTAGGCTGTCGATCCTTACCTCAATCATCGCCAGCTCCTCAGAGAGCGCATTCCCACAAGCTCTAACGCCCGCTCTAAGCTCTCAGCCGTTACCGCAACGTCGAAACTTACAGCGCCGTGCTTTACCCTAATCGAGAATCTCATCTGAAAAACCCAAGGGCGGGCTCGCTGGCATCAACTTCGAAATCCTGATCTTCTGGCCTAAAGCGCTTGAAGGACCTGCCAGGACAAGAAACTAGCAGCTGCTTAACTGCCTCCGCTGCTTTGCGAATACCTGGGCAGAGAATACACAACTCATCGAAGTTCTCCGCGACTACCTGGGCAAGAGCACTCTGGCGCTGCCAATACTCATCCTGCTCCACACGGCTAGCGGGAACCAGGATCTCCTTGCTCTGGCCCCGATCGTAGTACTCACGCGGCATCGTCTGTGCTCCTCTTCCGGCAATGACGAGGCAAATACTTAGAGCGTGAACTATGGCAGCGCCTACGAAAGTGCTTCAAGGTGCGCCCATCATCTTTGCGCTTCGGTGCTAACGGCTTGGGCTCCTCGGCAAGAATCACCTTATAGGCCATGTCTTCAAGCGGCTTAGGCTCCGGCGAGGGCTGGCAATCTTCGTTCAAAACATCCCTTCTAAACTGACCGTTTAGAAGCCCCCAAGACGCCCGCTCAGGAGAGGTAAAAGTGTGAGTAAAGAGGAGAAAAGATACGGCGTCTTAGGAGCAGCAACAAATAAAGCCCCCAAGAGGGAGGCAGCAAAGGTGAGAGAAGGCAATAAAAATGCCCCGCCTCGTGCGGAGCTACTTATGCTTCTCTGAATTTAGCAAACAGCATACCAGCTGGGCGGGTCAAACGCAAATAGCATAAGCGGAACCCCCGCCGTCGGAAACAAGCGGGGGTAGTTTAAACGAGTAATTTTTTTCTTACAGATCTTGCTTAGCGATACGCAGTCTGCCTGGCAATCACCCCTTCCTGCTGTGCCGTAGCGGCCTCTAGCTGCGCCAGGTACTTTTCAGCTAGCTCAGCGCGCAAGATGCGCTCTGTGCGCAGAGTGCCGGTACCTACGTTCGGGTCCACCCAGTCAAGTCCCAGGGCTACGGGAGTCTCCATGCCTATCACAATCGCTCCTCCTCCCCCTGGAGCAGGACACCAGTACTTGATCTGGGTAGATGAAATGTGGAGTCCTTCTCCAACATCCACGAAAAACGTCATCGGCGTATCGCTCCTCTCACTAGCTTCACTCTAACTACTTTAGTAATATACCAAACTATTACAAGAGCTTTTGTGAGAGGACAAACTTGGCTGTTTTAAACGCTAAGGAATTAACTCAGGTCATGCCGAACCTTAGCGAGAAAGACGCCAACTTCTACCTACCCTACCTGGTTGCTGCTGTTATCGAATTTGATATCACCACTCGAGGAAGACTTGCCGCATTCCTTGGAATCGGGGCCTACGAAACAGGCGAACTCTCACAGTTCGTAGAGATTGGAGCTGACAACCAGCCCTATGCACCCTACATCGGGAGAGGCTTCTTTCAGCTTACCTGGAAAGCTGGCTACGCTGCTTGTGGTCAATATTTTGGGGAAGATTTCATAACCAATCCAGCTCTCGTAGCTAAACCGGAGTGGGCGTTTAGAACAGCCGCCTGGTTCTTTAGATACGGCAATGGAGACCAGGCAATATTCGCTGACAAAGGGGATTTTTGGAGCTGCTACATTCGAACAGCCGGAGGAGATAACGGCACCTATCCCCAGCGTAGGCAATATTACCTACGAGCGCTTTCAGTACTACCGCCAACCATAAAGGAGGATGCCAGGGTGGTAACAGGGCAAGATATCGTGAAAAGTTGCTACAAGCTGAAGGGAGCACCCTACCGGACGTGGACAGCCGGAGCGCCATTGCCCATGTGGCTTAACGATGGCCGGGGCGATCCACCGCCAGCGAGTTGGTTGCTGCAAGCTGGAGTGATGTGTCTCCCCGGAGACACGATAGTGCAGGCGTCACATGTGAATAGGGCCTATAAGCGGGTCTATAGTGGTGAGCTCGTCACTATCAAGACAGCCAGCGGAAACAAGCTCTCCGCAACTCCGAATCACCCGATACTGACTAACCGAGGTTGGTTGGCCATCAAGAGTCTCAGAAAGGGCGATCGTGTAGTTGACTGCGCCAATACTGGGCAGCTCTTTGAGCCTGGGCCTAATCCAGACCACGAGTACGAACCAACCCATATCGAGCAGATCTATGAGCTTTGCGCGAAACGCGGTTCTGCCGAGCGGATTGGAGTCGTACCTCTCGACTTCCACGGCGATGGGCGGCATGGCTATGTCGATGTTGTATTTCCACACCGCGAGCTGCGGGACGGGGTTATATCCGCGCTCTCTGAGCAGCGTCGTCAACTCCTCTTCGCCAATGCCAACCTTATCGAGTTCTCGCTGGTGAGAAATGGCGCGACTAATGAGATAACGCTCCGAGCGCGATCTTCCTCTAGACCACTCGTTAGCCGAACGCGTAATAGCTTTCCGTTCTTCGGAGGTCATTCGGCTGTAGCGCAGCCTGCCAGCCTCAGAGTTGCTCCTAAGGACTCCGCGCTCCCTGAGTCGCGTATTGATAACTATCGTAGAGACCCCGAAAGCTTTAGCGATCTCGCGCGTTGTTTGTCCGGCGAGGTATTGGCGAACGATCTCATCAACATCGAGATCCAGTCGGAGAGGGTGAGGCTGCAAGGCTCTTTGTTCGGCGGCACTACGAATGTAGATGCCAGCTTCACGCAGGCGCTTAAGAATCGTGGATATGTTGACGCCGAGCCTTTTGGCGATGGAGACCGCTGCCTCTCCAGCGGTATAGGACTGGACAATGTCATCCAAGTCGAGAGCCACGCGTTTTCCGGCCACGTTTATAACCTCCAAACGAATGCAGGCCAGTACATTGCCAATGGCATTGTAACACACAATTGCGCAGACCTAATTTCCTGGGCAATGATGGATAACGGATTGGAGACGGTTTATGGCACTGAAGCTTTTGAGGATTTCCTTGTCGATATTCAAGATTTTGATCCTAGTGCTCCAGGTGTTCCGGGTGCTATAGCCTACGATCCCTACATAAGCGCCGCCGTAGGCAGCCAGGGGCACATTGCTTGCTACGTTAATGATGCAGTAATTATTCAGGCCCTTGCTGGTACTCCTCCCTACTACGGGGTAACTGATGAGTTCACCGATGCTGAAACTTATTCGTGGGGAGGCGACACTTTATTTACTCGCTATGGTTTTCTTCCGGGCGTGGACTACTCGAGCACATCTACTACTCCCATCGTTATTCCTCCTAAGTGGATTGCTATAAATCACGAAGGAATGCTGGTTGCCAACGGCAAAGACTACTCCGGCGGCTGGTATGACACCGGCTGGAGCAAGGGAGATTGGAGCTTTCATGGATCCTAAGAACCAGCAAATAAACCTGCTCTGCCTCACGATTCTAGGAGGCATGATCTTTATAGGAGTTTGCGTTCTGCTTATCGCGGGAGTTTCTACCGAAACTCTTGTAGCAGGAGGATTAGCTACAGTATCAACTATTGTGGGAGTCTTGGGCGGAGTACTCCAGCAGACCAGTGTACGTTCTGTTGCTCAAAGTGATATTCCAGCACTCCTACGTTCTGTAGAAAATCATCCTAATGAAAAAGCGGAGCCAGCAACTCCGCATCCTGCTAGTATCTTGTCGAACGAACCTACCTCTTAATCTGCGAGTCACGGTGTGTGCGCTAGCGCCTGAATGATCTTGGATAGCATCGGCATCACCATCGGCGAAGCCGCCTCCCACATCCCGGCCAAGACGGCCGAAACTACAAAGAAAGCTCCCAGAATCATAAACACAACCACGATGTAAGTTCCGACCTGCTTGATCAGATTCATGCCCTATACTCCTTTTGTTGATCGTGTTAGGGGCGACGCTAAGAAACGTGCTCTCATACGTCGCCCCGTTGGTCTACTTCGCTTCTTTGATCCTCTGAGCCTTTGCGGGACGCTTGTAAAAACCGAAGCTTGGATCACTATCGGAACGCTCGACCGTAGCCGTGAACCTAACCTGATCGCCTACACAAATACTGGGCAGCTCAAGCGCCGAAGGGACCGAACCCCAGACTTTCCAGCCCTCGAGAGATTCCACGATCATCACGTGGCGTGAGCTCATCGCGTATTCCTTGAAGTACTCCTTGCTGACAGTCCCCTCTATGACGATGCGCCCTTCCGGAACCGGCGCTGCGACCTCTTTACGCTCTTCCTCTTGCTGCTCTTTTGCGTAGGATCTCACGATCGCAGCGGCTTGCTTCGGCGAAAGTCGCCCCGTGTGATCAAAACGAGAAGCTACATCGAGAATGAAGTAGTTATCTCCCTCATATCCCTCGAGGATCTTCACAGCTTCAGGGTAATCCTCGCGAGCTTGGCTTTGACGATCATCGAGTTCTTCGCGCTCCCTGAGAACGGAGCGATCAAGCCTTGCCTGCTTTTTCAAGCGCAGAATCTCGAGCGTAGCGCGATCGGGGCAGTCCATCGTGTTGATTACGCAGTCCCAACCTATCGATACATAATCCTGGCTGGGTACGTGAAAGTAAAGACAGCTGTAGCGAAGATGCGCTCCACAATGATCACAGCGACTAGTGGTCTTATACACACTGGTTCCACTCTGCGCTACAAGCTGCTGAGCTTTTCTACGTGCTTCTACGGCTCCCGGAGTAAGTAGCCCAGGAGCATCCGAACTGTTGTCGATCGCCGTGTAGAACTCGTAGTCCTCGGGCTGGATGTTGTTCCAGCTATGAACGTCATCTCGTGTGGCTGTTGGCACCATTTCCTCCTTTGTTTGGCTTGTCTTCATACTCTAATTATGCGCTTCAAAGCGCGTAATGTCAATAGTCTGGGGTGATCTTTTCCCGGAAATCCTTGCAAGTCCCTGCTTCAGCATTTGTGCGCCTCGAAGAGTATAATGCAGCTATGTTCAAGGACTACGAAGACGTTTTTGCGGCTGCCGAACGCTTCGGAATCAGCCCCTCTCAGACTAGAAAACTGTGCAAAAAGGGGATGATCCCAGGAGCGGTTTTCATAGCGAGGCGCTGGTTTATCCCTAAAGACGCGTGGCCCAAGAAGAGTCCTCGAGGAAGACCACCGCTACGGCGAGAGAAAGGTGAAAGGTAATGGACAAAAACATAGAGCATGCTCGCGAACTGTGGCAGGAATGGGGGCCAACTATTCTAAAGAGCACAATGGTACTCGCTGACCCCCAACCAGAAACAACACTAGACGAAGCTGCGCACGAGGTAGCTAGGCGTGCTTTAACTCGCTCTAAAGTAGAGGACCGATGGGGCATGACCTTCGGTAGCACGCACAAGCTCTACCTAGCAGAAGAGCTGCTTAATGCAAATACCGAGCTGGCAAGAGCACTTGACATCTACGAGGAGTTACTCCCCGACGAATGATAGCTTATTAGAATTTGTATTCCACAAAGGGAAGGAGGAAGGCAATGGTTAACTGGATCACCATACTACAAAGGAAAGAGGGAGCGTGAAATCACCCGGCTATATTGGCGAAGAGCACATCAACCGTATCTGCGGCCGCTTTTTCGGCCTTGGCGAGAATGGAAAAGAAACTATATGCGGTAAAGAGGCAGCTATCCACATTGTTTGGCATTTTGGCGAGAGGGGTGACGACCCGGTAATGGCTATGGCGTGCAACGAGCACCGCGAAGAAGTGCTCGCGCGATGGGGGCCCGCGCTATGGCACGAGATAGGTCCGTGCTGTGGGATGCCCGGCGCTCTTTGGCTCCTCAAAGAGAATGTGTGCCGTTAC